GGAGTCATAATCAATGGTACATAAGGTGCGTAAACTGCTCCGGTTTCGAAGAAGTTAGAACCTTTGAAACCTAATAGGATTACGTTTTCAGTCATATAAGGGTTCTTATATACATCGTATCTATTAGAAATTTGACCAATGTTAGTTACACCAGCTGCAAATTGTAATGCATCTTTACCTGGGTTTGCAGAGAATCCGTTCATAGATTCAAGAATAGTTGCTACGTTTGGAGAACAAACAACGAAGTTTGCACCACCTCTCATAGTTAACTGATGAATCTTGTTAGATACCTTTTGCAATTTGATACCCAATGTTTGATACCAAGTGCTCTTTGTGTAAGCAGAAGCTGCTGCTGCATTTGCATCAATTTGGAAAGCTGAACCATTCCAATCATATCCAACTCTAGCTGACCAATATTCAGATGTGAATGCATTTTGCTGTAACATTTCAAGGATTTCCAAATCAATCTCAAGAGAGATGTATTCAGAAAGCATTTGAGTAAGTTCAGCTTCTGCATCTACTGAATGGTAAGCGTTCAAGTCTTGTGCAAGTTCTGGAGTCCAGATTGCCTTTAACTTACGAGTTTTAGCAACGATTGGTTCTGATTTCAATTCAAGTTCAATTTCAGGAATTGGAAGATCAGATCCTTTATCTTCAAAATCACCCCTATTGTAAGAGTTTGGTTGAAGATGATAAGTCAATGTTTGTGTAGTAAATGTTGTTGCAACACTACCCAATGCATTTGATGCAGATACAAAGAATGAAGCCGAACCTAATGCATCAATTGTAGTGTATTCAGGGAATAAGGTTGTTGCAGCAGATCCAGAAATTTTGAATGCTCTAACACCATTGTAATCAGCATCACTTGGAAGTCCAACTTTAACAACTCTAAGACCATGTGCACCTGATGCGATTGATGCAGAGAAGTTAGGATCAAAGTTAGTATCAGCCCATGATGCAGATGTTACGGTTGCAGTTGCTGCTGCAGTAGTATCATTGATTGTGTAACCAAATCTACCTGCTCCATAAAGACCACCTGCAGTTTCTTGAGTAGAACCCAATTTGTTACCAGATGGAGATAATGCATCCTTACCGAAAGTACCACCATTACCAAACAAAGATGAACCAGAAGCTGGTCTACCTAATGTAGTGTTAGTACCATATTTGAAATCCATATAGAAAATAAGACCAGAAGGCAAATTCATTGGTTGTACAGAAACAAATTCTTTAGCAGCAATACTACCAAAAATTCTTCTTACCAATGGAAGAGCCACACCTGCCCATTCTTCGGAACCTGCAGAAGTACCAGTTCTAGTAGCTTCATCAAGTAATTGTTTAGCTTGGTTTTCAAGCATTACTGCCATACCATGCTTAGTTGTTTCAGATCCCACTCCTTCAAGAAGACCTGTTTTTTCCCACTTGCCTTTCAAACCTCTGGTTTGCTCAAGCATAATGCTTTGTGGGTTTGCGCCGTTCATTAATTTTTTTAAATCCATTTTAATTTAATTTATTTGTTTTTTTTATTTAATAATACCTGCTAATTTTTTAAATCTATCAGATAAATTTGTACTTTCGGCAATCACTTGCTTACTTGCTGCTGGTTTGGTAGACTTAGTCACCTTACTAGCGATTCCTTCTGTAATTGATTTTTTAGCAACTTTTGATGTATTTGAAGTATATTTGAAATTCTCTGCCAATGTAGAGTAAACCAATTTAACTTCTCTTACCGATTTTGTTCTATCCAAAGTTTCAATAACTTTAACCTTCTGTTCGTTAGTCATGTTATGAGCTCTGAATAATTTGTTTGCGAATAAAAGTTTTGCATTCAAAAGATTAACTTCGTTGATTGTACTTTGAAGAGATTTGATAGTTTTGTAAGCCTCTTGCAAGTCTTTTTTCATTTCTTCTTTATCTTCTTCTTCATCAACTTTTTCTTTGTCATCTTTCATGTCTGCTTCCATTTCACGAAGAATTTCTTCTAAATCAATGACATCATCATCGTTTTCACCATCACCTTCGTTGGTTACAACAACTTTAGGGGTTTCTCCCTTGTCTGTTCCAGCTTCTGAACCATCGGAATAATTTTCACCCATTGGTTCATCTTCGGGCATTTCTTCTTGATCAGAATCATCACCACTCATTTGTGCTTCCAATTCTCTGATGATTGATTCTAAATCCATATCATCTTCTGAATCTTCACCATCATATGAATCATCTGATTCGAAATCATCATCCGAACCACCTTCCATGTCACCCATGTCGCCCATACTGAATTCATCAGACATGTCGTTTTCATCACCCATGTCATCCATACCATCCATTTCATCATCTTCTCCTTCAAGTTCTGCAAGTCTAGCTTTCAATTCTGCAATTTCTGCATCTTTGTCGCCTTCCATGTCATCACCATACGGATTTTCTTCTTCTGAAATTTCTTTTACTTTTTTGTAATCAGATAGTTCTGATCCAACTTGTCCACCTTTTGATTTAACACCAACTGATAAATCAGTAGATGCATCAAATCCGTTTGGTTCTTTTCCATCGGATGCACCTATATCAGATGAATCCAATTCTTCTTGCATCTTTTCTGTTTCATCATCACCCACTTCTTCAGCTTCTGCTCTCAATTTTTGAGATAAGATAGATTGAAGTCTTGGAGTGAATGCTTCTTCTAGAGCAAGTTTTGCGTTTGCAAGAGCAGTTTCTTTTACGGCCTTTGCATCAGCAATTGCTTCTTTTAACAATTTTGAATTTGCCATTTTTTTTCTCCTTAATTTTGATTGTGAAGTTATTTAGTGTAGGAAACTCCAATGTAATAATGTTGATTGTTCGGTCACACCTTATAAGAGAAGGGTATTCATTAATCAACTATTTTTAAAAGTAAATCCCATATAAAAATGGGATATTTACAATATATATAAAATATTTTTAGAAAACTAAAGAAAAACTCCAAATTTCTTTGAAGTTTTTAATTTTTTTATTTTATTGATGATTTACTAATTTATATTTTGTTCTATATAAAAGTGATACAACGGTATCTATATCATTTTGAATCCAACTATCTTGTAATTTTGTATTTGTTCTTAGTTTTGCAACTAAGTTACATAGAGTTTCAAAATAATTAATAATGTTTTTAATATCATTATTTTTATCCAATGTTCCTATGCCAGATAATTGAATCAATCCTTCTTTACCCTGATAAGTTTCTACCAACCCATCAATTAAATCACCAATAGAATCATAATATTCACCCAATGCAATATGTGCCGAATGAGAACCAATTCCCCTAACACCTAAATGAAATGAATGAGCTTGTGTTCTACTTTGTAATAATAATGATGCCAATTCTTCCATAATTAATTATTTTCTCTTTTTTTACATTTTGTACATTTGCAAGTTTTACAAATACACATATAATATTTTATTTTAAGCCATTTATATAATCCGAATAAACCTATAACGCTTCCCAACCAAGCCATGCCTTCCAATATCATAATTGTCCAACAAGCTGGGCACATTATTTATGAGTTTTACTTTTTCTTTCATGTAAACCAAGTCTTTGTTTCATTTGATTTTCGGTTATTTCTGCTATTTCAAAATATCTACCCAAAACATGTCCCATATCTTCATATAGTGCTTCCAATCGTTGTTCTTGTGATTTTGCTTCTATTGATTCTTTTTCAAATGAGGCTTGTAACTTTTTAAGTTCGTTCATGTTTCTTTTAATAGTAACTCTATCAAACCAATCACCACCTTCTCTCAAAGTATATTCCTGTGCAGCATCTGCAATAGCACCCAATGTTTCAGCAACTTGTCTGATATCGGATTTTCTAGTCATATTCTCCCTATGCTGACCATAAGTTGAAATTATTTCTAAAAAATGTTTTTTGATTTCAGATGGAAGTTGTTGAAACTCTTCTGTTTCTTTTAATATATCTTTTAACTTAATCATACTTATTTTACTTTAGAAAGTACCAATTTTAATATTTTAAAATATGCTTCTTCATCTTTTTTCATATCTCCCGTAAACTTTAAAGGAAAACTTTTTTGAGATATATAATCTCCCGAATCGGTATCTTGTATATCCACAGGTAACTTTTCTTCTCCATCCCAAAATGGTGTTGCCAATACTTCAACGTTTGATCCTGATTTACTCCAGTAAAATGCTCCACTCATAGGATCAACTGATAATTTCCACATTGAAATAGATTTTCCTCTATATTTTTTTGCAATATAATTTTGAAAATCATTAGCATAATCATCTAAATCTATTCCATTAACATTTTTACCTTCTTTTTGAACAATACCATATTTTTTAATCTTAGAAATAGCCTGTCCCAATTGACTCTTATCCACACCAAGTGCATCTACTATTTTTGCAATAATAAGTTGTTCTTTTTTTCTTGGTAAGTTATAAGATTTTACGACATTAATAGTTCTATCTAAAAATTTATTAACTTGTGCAGGTAAAGATACATCCATATCTTCTAATGATTCATCCAATTTACCCATATCCCAATCATCAATTCTTTCTTGTGCATATTCATCTGCTAAGTCGGTAATTAAATCGGTAAGTTTATCTAATTGTTTTTTATCAGATACTAATGTTTTAAGTAAGTCATCTACTTTTTTAGCTGCACTTTTTGTTGAAGATTCTGATCTATTATAATATCCAGATAAAGTTCCTTCACTTATAGTAGCTTTATCAAAATATTTATTTGGTGCTCCGCCTGATGCTTGTGATAAATTTATATCAATTTGTATAAAACTTTTATAATCAGAATCTTTTTTATTGGTAGTATTTCCACTGTCACTATTTTCTATCATAAAAGAAATACCATCGGAATTCTTTTTTAGAACATAAGGAGTACCCTTTGGTATAAATTCTTTTGCTATTTTATCTGCGTTTTTATTTATATAATTGGATAAATCACTGCGCATTTGTCTTGCAGTTAATTTTGCCTCATTTATTTGTTTTTTGTTTTCCTTTATAGGTAACAAATCTTTTAATTTTTCCATTAGTATGCTGAATTTATTTGTTTATAAATATCATTTCCGTATTTATTTCTTACTAACTTCATAAGTTCATCTAATATTTGTTGTCTTAATTTCATAAGTTCTTGTGGCATACTTCTCATTTCCATATGAATATCCATAATTGAATTTAAAATATTTTCAAACTTTTTTTGTTTTAAAAATTTTGCCAATTCAAGTACTGCTTCGGTATGAGCATTTCTATCAGTATGCTTTTCTATTGTTTTAACTAAACCCGAAACATCTACGTTTACTTCTTCTTGAAGATTTACAGGTATAAGACTTATTAGTTTTGCCATTTATATTAATTTAATTCTGTTAATATTTCTCTCATTAAATCTTGTGCTTTGCACCACTTACCACATTCCTCTGCTATTTTTGCCCATTGTTTGCTTTCATTCATTGGTGCCATAAATGCTCCATGTGTTGATGGGTTTGAAACAAAGTCCCATCCTACCAATTCAAAATCTTCTTGCACCATAACAGTTCCATCATTGAGTTCTTTTACCGAACCCAATCCTCTTGATGAAATTCCCAAACGAATATTGTTCTTTAATAGTTCTTTTAGAATGTTCCCAGATGGTGTGGAAAGTATTTCTACTTCACCCATTACATCATCACCATCCCACCATATCTTTCTAACATTATGTGAAACATTTTTTAGATTTATTACAGGAGAATCCGGATGATCCAATTCACCCAAAGCTCTTCTTTCTTTAATGAGTTGATTATACTTATTACATTCCCTAACTAAAATTTCTTTTGGGTATCTTCTATGATTTTGATTTGGTGCACCTGCTCTCTGTAAAATACCAACAACAAGATAAGTTCCATTATCTTCTTGTTGAAGTTTTGCTTCAAATAAATGCGTTTCTATTAATAAGTTCTTGTTCATTTTTTTAAATCATTTTTTACTTTATCTACCGCTTTATCACTCAAATCATTCCAAGACTTTGAAATTATAGTTTTTAATTCATTTTCTAATTCCTTCTTATCTAATCCATCAGTATCTTTACCAATAGTTTTTTGAATACTATCCTGAACATATCCCATCTTCACAATTTTATCAGCCGTAGTATTATCAATTCCTTTTTTCGGGTCAATCATCTTAGATATATCATCTGCAACTTTTTTATTGTTAGCCAATGAATTCAAAATCTTACTAATCGGAATTTTATATTTTGGTTTTTCAGAGAAATATTTCATTCCCATTTTAACCAAATCATATAAATAATAAAGAACAACTTTACCAATAATAATACTACCCAAAACGGATAGTAATCCTATGGCAAGATTTTCATTTACTTTTTTTTTTGTTCGTTTTTTGCCCTCAATGCTGCCAAATCCGAACCCTCAATCTCACCATCCTTATCAACATCTATTTGTTTTTGTTTATCTGTTAATTCTTCTGGCAATCCTACTAACCTACCTTCCGATTTTGCTTTGTATGCTTTATCTACAGCGTTAAAGAATTTCTTTTTATCATCATCGGACATAGAATTAATATCTTTGCCAGTTTTATCCAACATATGCTTAAAAAGCGTTTGGTAATCTTGCTCTTCTGCTATTACTTCTTTGATAAGTTTTACTAATTCGTTCTTCTCCATATTATTCTGATATTTGTCTGATTTTTTGGTCTAATTTGATTAATCTTTCCTTTATAGCATAAATATGATTATTTGTCCTTTTCCAATAAGATTTGTTATTCACTCCACTTTCGTTTTTAATCTTACCATACCAATTCAGAAATCTTTCCATTTCTTTTAATTGCTTATTGATATTAGATATGCCTTTACCTATTTTAGATTGAGCACTTGCTTCTTCATTTTTTAATTCTAACCAACGATTTTCGTTTACAACGCTATATCCAACTAAATCCGCTTGTTTTTTTGCTTTTTCTTTTTCATGTCCAGGTTTCTCAAAAGCCTTTGGTGTCATATATCCTTCTACACCACCTGTAGTATTCATTTCTCTTACAATCTTACGAATACGTTCTTTTAAAAAACTGATTGCTTCTCCTTTTTTATCAGGCAATCCTTTATGCTTTGTTGATGCAAAATCTTTAGCATCTGATTTTTTCATCGTATCTGCCACCTTTTCAACTTCTTTGGATGGTGAATCCATATCGCCTTTTTGTACGGCATGAACCATACCCATAAATCTCTGCTGTGCTTTACTTGTTGATGGCATTTTTTATTTCTTTTAATAATTCATAAGACATCATTAATGCGGATAAATGTTCCTCTTTTATAACTTTTATTGATTTTATTTTCTTAATATTAGTAATGGTTTCTTCTAATTTTATTTTAGTGACTTTATCGGTCAATTTAGTAGAAACTTCTTTTAGTGAAGTAATTACTTTTGAAACTTCCGCACTAACGTATAAATTTAATTTACCTGTATTATTAATATTATTAATGTACTCTCTTAATAGTACCTTTTGTTCTTCTGTTAAGTTCTTATATTTCTTGTTGAAATTTTCAACTAATAATTTATAAGTTATAACTCGCAAATCTTCATCTTGCTTTCTATATTCCTCCAAAACGGCATCTTTTATTTTTGCATCTTTATTTTGGATTGATGTGTTTATTATATTTTCAGTAATAGTAAATCTAGAACTAACAATATCGGTTGGTTCGTATTGTTCATCGGTAGTAACTACCTCAAAAACTTTATAAATTGATGCCAATGTCTTATAATTAGAAATTGGTGATTTTATAAAATCATCAATATTATAAGTTTCTTTAATTTGTTTTACAAGATTGTATCTTTCTTTTGTTAGTTTTTTCTCATCTAATCTTTTTCTAGCTTCGCATATTGTATCAATAAATTTTTCAGCTTTAGCTTCCGAATTATATTTTTCATTAATCAAATACTGATACAATTTTAATTCCTTTGATAATTCTTTTTTAGAATTAAAAAATTCTTTTAAAATTTTTTCTGCTACCGATTTATTGGATGCCAATATTTCGGATGTTACTTGTCTTACTAACAATTCAAATATAAATCCAGTATTTTTAAATTTAGAATGTTTTATTTTTTTCATCAATTTTTATAATTTATCAGATATAAATATACTTAATTATAGGATTATTGTATTTTATCTGTATTCTCTGTTAAAATCTTCTTTTTATTTCCATCCATATCTTTAAATATTTCAAAATATGAATTTCTTGGTTTATATTTTACAGAACCTTCCTTTTGTTTAAGTGTTTTTATACCCAATGGGTCTCTACCTTGTGGGTGATCATCTTTTCCATATCTGATAGTATCTTTAGGTCTACCAACTAAACCATCTTCTTCTAATTCTTTTTTAATTTTTTGAATTTCTTCTTCAACGTTTGTTGGTGCATCGGTTCCTGTTTCTTTTGCAGGATCCACTCCTTGTGTTTCGATTGATGTCAATCTAAATGTTTGTTTAGTATCTTCTAATATAGAAAGTGTTTGATCATCTTGTTCATCTTTGGCCATTCCCATAATAGCTTCGTACATCCATTCCTTTGAGAACATTTTGGTTTGTTGCATTTGCTGAATTAATCCCACTTTTGATGCATATAATTCAACTTTTTCTTGCTCATATATTTTTGATGGGATTGTTAGTTCTAATGAAAAATCTGTCAGTCTATCATCGGTTATTCCTTGTGCATATAAATGTACAACTGCAATTTTAGTCAATTCAGAAACTAACACTCTTTGTACTCTTTCAATTGTTTTTGCAAAACGAACATCTTGTGCTGCCAATGTAGCTTTACCATTTACATCTTCTTCATATCCCAAAAATGCTTTTGGAATTTTTAATGCAGCCATCAACTTACCTTTTAGGTAATTGATATCATCAATCATATTATATTCCAATCCTTTCAAAGTATCAATTGAAGTACCATTATCACTACCACGAACAGGCATATAGTAATCTTCAATCAAATTCTGAATATTGTATTTTAAATTATACTCTCCAGTTTTCTCATCTACGAATGGAACTTTTTTGGATGAGTTGATAATTTTTTGCATATAATTATCAACTTCATTTGGTGGAATATTACCCACATCTACTTTAAATATTCTTTTTTCAGGAGCTCTCATTACCCTATGAATCAACATAGCATCTTCCATTAATGTCAATTGTTTCCAAACTCTCCTTGCACCCTCAATCATAGATTTTCCGTATGGTAAAAAATTTGAATCTGAATTAAGTCTGAAATGCGCCACCTCATAATTTTCAAATTCTTTTTTTGGACTCATACCAACTGCTCCATATGGATTTTGATATGGTGCATATACAAATTTTACATTTTGTGGATTTTTAGGATCAAAGTTTTCAACTCTACTAACTTCATATGCGGATAATGGCATCACATTTACAATACCAAGTCCTTCTGCAATTTCCAATGATAAATAAAAGTCACCATATTTAACAAGATTTCTTGTCCATGGCCACAAGTTAAATTCTAAATTAAGGATATCATAAAATAAATTTTCTAATATTTGTTTTACATTATCATCTTCATGATGTATTTTTAATACACTACCAAATTCATTTCTTGCAGTACATTCATCCGAATACACATCCAATGCAGATGATAGTATTGGATCAGTATCCATTGAATCATAATCTCTAAATAAATCTATTCTAACTTGTTGATAAGCTAATGATGATTCTATTTGGGATGTTCCATAATTTGTAACCTTTAGTTTCATAAAACGATCCACTAAGTTTGTAGTCATATTTTGATACTCATCTGTATCAATTACTTTTACACCATTAGTTGTTTTACGAACAATTGTATTTGTTGAAAATAATTTCTGTAACCTACTAAATACTGATTTATCTGCCATTTTTATAAAATTAATATATTAAGATACTAAAAAAATTTGGATTTTCCAAATTACCATTTACGGCAACTCCAATATCTTGCTTTATGTCTTGGACCAGGACTATCACAATTGTGCCTTGCTCTGAATGATTTTCTTGCTTTGGGATTGGATTTTCTTATTTTCATAGTTTTTTCACCCTTTGCTGCGGCAGATGTACCACCATGTCCAAAGTTTACCTTTACTACATTTCCAGCTGGATTCTTAACATATACTTTAAATTTCTTAACATCACCCCGCATTGGTTTACCTAACTTAACATTTCTACCTTGATATTCTGCTTCCAATAAACAAGGACAAGTTGCTTCACTTAATTCTTTATTGTACCCTCTCATAAATTTAACAAAGTCTAAATAATCATCGTAATTATCAACATCATATTCTTCGGGTTCAACATTACCATAGTTTATTTCAGAATCAGTATCTCTACGATTTGGATTATCTACTATATTATTTTCAGATAAAGTTTGTTGTTCTTCTTTTTTTGGAACACAATTTGGCACCATTTTACCATCTTTCATCTTACCACCGATTTCTCTATACCCATCCCAACATTCATTTAGTGCATTTAATTCTCCTAAACTTTCATTACACTTTCTCCATCCACCACCTTTTCCTTTATAATTTTTTGCAGCCCATCCGTTTGCATATGCAGATGGATATACATCAAATTTAGATTTTGCAGCCGATTTAGATGCAGACCATTTTTCAGGACTAGTTGGACAATTCTTTTCTAAAAATAAATTTATTTTTTCTTCTATTTTCATAGTTTCATTTTTTTTCTTTCCTTGACAATGTGCTTTTTGAGAGAAACCTTTTGGATTATTACAATCTATACTATTTTTATACTTATCACTCCACTCTTCATTTTTTGGTTTAGTAGAAACATATATAGGTGTCTTACCTTGTCCACTACTATTTTTACCACCTCGTCCTGCATCATTTTGTGCAGCTCTTTTTCTTTGAGTTGCACTTTGTTTTTCTTTTTTACTCATACCAGCTGCCTTTGCAGCAGGAACACATTTTGCATATCCCTTTTTTTCACCGGAAGTTCCACATGGTGGATGTTTGCCATCAACCTTTTTGCCGATGTTCACCCATTTTTCTTTAAACCATTTATTTAAATCTTCATTCATTTATATGAGTTTCAATATATAAATATAAAAAATTATCCAATTAACCATTTTAAATTTTCTTTTTCACCTCTACCTAAATCCATTTCATATGGATTATTATTTAAATAATTATTTGTATATATTCCTTCATTTTGTTTTATTTGAGTTGCAGATAACATAATCTTTGTCAAGTCAATTCCTTCTTGCTTTAATCTAAGTGCAGTATTTCTTACCCATAATCCGATTGCCAACGACATCGTAAGGTCATCGTTATATCCTTTCATTGCCTCTGCTCTACCTGAATTCCATATAAATGTAAACATCTCATCTATCAATCTACTACTTCGTATTAAAATATCTTTTTCATTTATGTATGTATCCAATGTAGATATTATAAGAGGTCTAGTCTTTGATGTGGTACTGAATCCAGCTACCATTTGTTTCTCATCTCTATAAAATCGATTACTTACTTGCCTTTCAACATCAATATATTTAAGATCATTACTCATATAAAATAGATTACCATATGCTCTATCTATTATTTGTTGTATAGTTGCCCAACCCACATTTGAGTTTTCAACAACTAACAATGCGTTATTATATTGTGTTGATAATCCAACTAAAAAGTTTCCAAAATCTTTTGTTTCAATTTTTCCCCTATATTCTGCAACCTGCGATGAATCTTCAATATCAATAACATGACATGCGGAGTAATCCGAACCATCACCACGAGCAACGTCTGCTACAACCATATATTGTCTATTATAGTTTGGATGTTCCCATACCCATAGATTTCCATCAAACCCACCCTTTTGAACAGGCTCCATTACATATGTTTCTTTATACCACAACAACAATTGTGGGTCTATTACGGTATCACCCGATGAAACAAAATCACAATCGCACTCTTGTGCTGCTCCTTTGACTCCCAAAATACGAGTCTGTTCATCTCTCCAGGCCTGATTTCTTTCTGGATGAACTGTCCAATGTAAATTTATATTATTAAATCCATTACTACCGTTATCTCCCTCTACCCACATTTTATGAAACCAATTACCCACACCATTTGGAGTAGATAATACAATTGCAGAACCACCCGTTGATAGAGTTGATTGTGCCGATAACCATATTTCATCAATATCTCTAATGAATGCTGCCTCATCCACAACAAGTAGTGATAGAGCTTCGGAACGGCCTGCATCTGGGGAAGATGCGATTGCTTTTACTTGTGAACCATTTTTTAATTTAAGAGAAAGTTTATTATCTTCAACAGAACTATTACCTCCATCTCTCAACCAAACAGGAAGTAAGTCATGCATAACTCTTACCTTTTCTACAAGGTTTTTAGCTACCGTTACTTTTGTTGCAATTACCAATGCATTGAAATCCTGATTAAATATCATTTTCCAAAGAATGAATCCGGCAGAAAGGGTTGATAATCCTAATTGACGTGATTTTAATATGATATTAAATCTATTTTCTTTAAAATCGGTTAAACATTCTTCTTGAAACTTATAAAGATGAAATGGTATTTTTCCTCTTACAGGATGTTGAATCACACAATATTTTTTCATAAAGTAAATGGGGTCTAATGCACATTTACGATATTCTTCTGCTATCAGTTCTTTTAATGTTTTTTTAGGGCCTGTCTGAACTCCCATTATTTTTTTAATTTAATCTTCCAATACATTCCAAAATTAGCATAAGGATTAATGCTATTTTCATCACTCATTACTCCTAAATTGAGTTTATATATCTTATCAGATTTTGTTTTATATAATAATCCACCACCAATTCCTTTAAATAAATCTACTTTATCAAAAGTACCCTCTAATCCATAATATAATTGCGGTTTTGGTAATTCTTTTAAATAAGTAGTTTGATTTATTAATCTTTCTTTTATGTTTGCTTTAAACGTTCTATGTACTATTTTATTTTTACTTATAGTATCTTGTATGAATATAATTCCTAAACTATCATCCAAAACTAATGTATCTTTATAAACATTTTTAGCAAAATAATCTCTTATAATTGCAAGTGTATCGATTGACATTGGAATTTGTACATAGATTGTTGTATCGTGGTAAATATCTTTTCCAGGTTTATCTATGAATATTTTTTTAATTATTTCAAGAGTATCTATTTCATGTTTAATAACTTCATATGATTTACCACTTACCTTTACTATTTTAGTTTGTACATTTTTTCCAGCACACCCATTATATCTGGATATTATTAACATTCCCAATAATACCAAAATTATTATGTTTCTAATATTAAGTAAACCTTTCATATTAAATTTATTTTTTTATTAATTCAGGATGATTTAGTTCTATAAACTTTTCTTCCAATAGTGATTTTCTTTCTACTAATAGTTTTATAGCTTCATTTGCTCCCTGAATATCAGATGCTATTTCTTCTCTTACTTTATTTATATCAACATCCCATTTCCAACTTTCCATTCTACCATCTTCCGTTACCATTTCAAAACTATCTTTAATTCCTAGTAAAGCTTCTTCGTATTTTATACGCAAATCTCTAACATATGCCAGTTTGTTATTTGTTATTTTATAATCCTCATAAAAAGGATAGACACCTTCTAATTTTAATTTATTTTCATACTTTTGTAAGCATTCAAAACAAAATCCAGTTTTAACAATTACTTTTTTATCAGCATGAGATAATTTTATTGTCTTGCAATCTTCTGCGGAACATGTACTTAATTTTTGAAGATATTCACGAACTTCATCAAATTGTGATACCGATGAAGCGTATCCTTCTTTTTGCTCCCACATTTTACCATCAGAGTCTGTCCACTTTTCACCCACTTCTTTTTTTTGTTCCACAGGTCCTTCATATCCGTGAACTCGTTGTGTAGTATCTTCCCTGCCAAATACCGTATCAATAATTAATTTACGAGATTTGTGCATTCCTTTTGATTTTTCATCAAAACTTTTTCTTTTTGCCATATTGTTTTATTTAATAACTAATTGTTTATATAATATATATCAAAATTATTGGTAAAAAATTCCAAGCAATTGATTTAGGGGTGCAAACGTTCCTGTCAGTTTATATGTTTTACCATTATAAAAAAACACCAATCCTTCACTTGCAACGATTCTATCAATTCCACCTAAAGAATTTAATCTCTGTAATTCGTTTTTAAATTTCAATATTTTACTCGCATCAGTTGATACTTTTACTTGCGATGCAACTTGCTTTAACCTGTCTTTCATAGAACGAATTGCCTTATTAGGATGAACAGTCAATACACTACCAACAAATTCTAAAATATCTGCACCAACACCTAAAAAGATTTCTTCAAATTTTTTCATGTTATCTTTTTGTTGTTTAATCACATCAACTTTATCTGATTTTGATGCCCAATCTTGTAATTCTTTATTTGAAATCGTATTCAGTCTTAAAGATTTATCACCAAACGCCCATCTTCTAATTAATGCATCTTTTGTTAATTTATCAACTTTAACAGGTGCATTTTTATCTATAAAATTTTCCCACCAATGTTGATGATATACTGCCATTGTATCTGAATCGGTACATCCAAATTGAGATTGTAATTTTGCCAATTTACTAATCCATCCAGCTTTTTTTGAACTTAATTTTTGTGTTTTTGGAATTTCAGTTATAGGAGGACCTTGTATGGTATATTTTGATTGAACATCTGCATTTACTTGTTTAATCATTCCTGCTAACATTCTTGCAGAACTTTGATCTGCGGAAATTGCTTCACCATTTTCATTATAACAAGTTGTATTATGGAATATCAAAAGTGCTTGTCCATATGGTATAACATTAACCGATTCAGGCCATATAACTTCTATGTTCATAAAACATTTACCTTCATTAAAAATTTTCTCTTTTTGTTTTTGAGATAATCCATCAATAGCAACTGATAAATCTTTCATTGCAAAATTATATGCATCTGTCAATCCACCTCTTCCGGCAAATTTAGATGCAACATCTCCAATTCCCATTGCATTTTCTCCTGCATTTGCAAGATGTCCTTTATTTCTAGCCGCAATTAATCTACCGTTTTTCCAACTTATTGCCAAAGCCTGTCCATCGGTTTTTTCTCTAACTACACCCAATTCACCATCTAATGCTTTTATTATAATATCTTTAAGTTGTCCAAATGTTAAATCCATATCATCAAATGGATGTGACATGTGACCATATGCGCCACCTTCCATCAACAACTCCTCATTCATAGTTCTAAATGTTGTTGCCTGTTTTCCATTTATGGTTGGCATTCCGTGTTGGTCTTTTCCAATATTTTTTATATCAACTTTTTTATTTTTAAATTTACCCATTAATACCGTATCACCCGTATTAACATCTACTTCAATTTTTTCATCCAAATCAGGATTATGTAAATTTAAATCCTTTTCCATTTGAGTTATATCACTATAATCCATATTACGAAGTGTTTTAGCAACTTCATTATAATTGTTATAATTTGGCTTTCCAAAAAGATATGCATTTATTCTTTTTCTGAAAGTTTTATCTTTGTATTTATTTATTATATTTTTTAAATGAATATCTCCTTTACCCATTTCACTTAAAACAGGTTTAGGAATTTCTGCGTCCGGAAATTCAGTAACAGCAGAATTCCATTTAGGTAAATTTTTTGAACTATATTTTACAGTAAAGATATCCGCATCTTCATCACCAAATATGGCATCTGCTTTTGGAAATTGTGTTTGTGTATATCCGCCATTTTTATACCAATCATCCGTTTTATTAGAACCATCATTTCCACCAAGTTTACGAGTAGCTCCTTTTGGTAACCATGCACCATTTGCTTCATCATCATCTCCGTATGATAATGCACTAACTTCATTTATGGTTTTTTTATTTTCAGTATAGATTTGTTTATTTAATCTACCATATTCTCTTAATAATATACCAGCTACGCTATTTGCTTTATTTTCAATTTCCGAACCATCTGCACCATCTTTTACGGAATCTTTAATTAATCCCATTTCATCTTGCTTTCTATGTACCATCTCATGTGCAATAGTACGAATAATATCAGCACTCAATCTACCATCTGTTACAACATATATCTCTTTTGTTTCAGGTGAATATCCACCCAATGATGATTTTTGTTCTGCAAACTCTTTTCCACTAATTAATACTATTTTTGGAGTTTCTGATAACTTTAATCTTTTTGTTGCCCACTCTACAAAATGTTGTATTGATTGTTTTTTTGTTTTTGAAAAATCTTCTTTTAACAAATCTGCTGCTGCGTTTTTAGGGCCCTCAGTTTTATATTTTTCAATTAGTTTTAATAATTGTTCATCGGAAAGTTTATAATTCTGCATTACTTCCAATGTTTTATTGATATAATTTGGTACAAATTTTTCAGTATCAAATTCTTTATCATTTTTATTTTCAAATATACCGGCTACACCCAATGCAACTCCACCCGTAGTAGCCTGACCAGCATTGGCCCCTAATGCTTCTAAGGCTGAATGTTTTGCAATATCTTTAAGTACATAAGTACCCAAATGTCCACCGGTAAATTTATATGCAACTTTTGCAGCTGCACCTTTGACAATTCCACCAACACCTGCTCCCTTTGCTGCGGCAGCTGCCCCACCCATTATAGCTCCAGTTGCAACTATTGAACCAACTATTAATGCAGTTGTTTTTGCTAATCCTACTACTGCTTTTTTTTGTTTTTGATGTTCTTTCCAAGATTTTTCTGCTAATTGTTTATCATCAGCTGATAAATCTTCTCTAAATTTTGGTACTTTTTTTGTTTTTGGTTTTCCTAACCAATTCTTATCTTGTATTTTTTTACCATCACCACCAACTATATCATGTCCATGTTTATCTTTTTTATAAACAGGAACTTCTTGCATTTTAGGTCCTTTTCTATCAGATGCAGTATCAGATTCGGCATAATCACCCCAATGAACATTTTTTCCGTTTTTATCTTTAATACTACCCATCTTTCCGGTAGTAGCTAGTGATTTTATAGCACTGCCAGTACCACCAATCATTTCTGCATTATGTTTCAAAACATGCATAACCCCATGTCCAATGTATGATCCTGCTTTTTTCATTGCATTGATAAATCCACCTCTTTCCTTTGATTTTGGGTCATTTGCTTTATCGATTGATGCATTATCATCGGCTGATAAGTTCTTTCTAGCATCATCCAATGCTTGTTTTACTTTTTCTGTTTTTTGATCCTTTGGACCTGTTTCTGCAGATGTTTTTAAATCCTTTCCACTTAATTTTTGTGGTAGTGGTGCAGCAGGTGGTGCGCCTGTTGTATCAGAATCTTTCTTTTTGTTTCCGGGCATAGTTAAATCAGGCTTACCATCACCTTTTTTAACAACCGTACCGGCTTTTTGTCCAGGAATAGTTAAATCAGGTTTTTTATTTGTACCAGTAGTTGCGGGTTCTGAATCTGCTCCTACTAATTTTGCAGCTTGGATATGTGCAGGATGATCTTTTTTTAATCTTAAAGCATCTCTTGCTTTAATCTTTTTTTGTTGTCCTTTTGTATTTGTATAAGTAATATCTTTATCTAATGCCGTATTAGGTGCTTCACCTATGTAATTTTCAACAAATTCATTAAATATTTCTTCTGCTAAAAATCCACTTATTATTTCACCAATTGGATCATATAAATAATCTTTATTAGTATCGTTATCATCTTTTGTATGAATAGTTTTACTTAGTTTATCCACATCTTTTTGTTTAGGTGCGCCATTAATATATCCTCCAGGAAGAGTTAATCCAACACCAACTCCACCTGGAAAGTTTTCTTTCATTAATTTGCCTGTTATTAACTTAAAAATATCTTTGTCAAATTTGGGATATGCTTTTAAGAAAAACTTTTTAGCTTTTTCAACATCACCACTACCCAATCCATTTCTAACATCTGTACCACTTATTGGATTTGATTCAGCAGGTACTGGATAAACATATCCAATTTCATCATAACCATATCCAGCTTTTCCATTATATGCTTTAAAATAATTACCTTGCAATCTTGTTGCATCCTTTTCACCTACAGCTGCAATATATTGTGTAGTTTGTCCATCAAATTTTTTTAAAATCTCAACTGGTTTATATGGATTTTTTATCTGAACAAACTTCGATGATGGAATGCCAAACATCTTTGTTGCAATAAGTTTTTTCTCTTTAAAATTAAATGGTGATTTTTCATTTGATTGATCGTTAGATGTACCAATGTACACACTATCTGCACCAAATTTTGATACTAATTTAGAATATGCAGCATAGTGACCTTTATGAAAAGGTTGAAATCTACCAGCATAAACAACAACTGTCTTTTTTACCATTGGTTTGTCTACTTCGTTTATTGAATTCATATGTATAAATATCTTATTTTTGTAAGATTTTATTTTTTTATTCTTTTTTTATCTTTCTTTAGTTTTTCAGTGCTGTCAGTGCTGTCTTTTTTTAAACAAACATATGCTATTTTTTTCATTTTAACAAATTTATTCATATGAATATAATTATAATTTATTTTGATGATCTAAAAATGGACATCCGTAAACATCTTCTCCTTTAAAATATCTCCTACCATTTCTAGATGGTTTGTGTACATCTTTAGTTGATCGTTCTACTGCAAAATCATACATTGCCTGCTGTTCTTCTTTTATTTCATCATTTGTAAAAATATCATATCCGCTTACTAATTCAAATTCATCAACAAAATGTCTTGGTATTGGTAATATGCATCCTATATAATCACCTTTATTTATAATAATTTCAAAATCAGGCCTTGTTATTTTTAAATTGAATGTAAAATCTCTACGAAGGTTATCAGTTTCAATAACGCCAGTCATATGATGGATTCCATCAATAAATTGATTTGGTGGATTGATTGTCATAAGATTTACCCCAGGTGGAGTTCTAAATGTAAATCTATTCTGAATTGTAATTGTGCCCATTCCAAAATGAGATGATATTGATTGATAATTTTTATTCTCATCATCTTCTAATATTTCCATAATAGTATCGGTTGGTAACGCACCACCATTCCATTTTACTTTAAATGTTTTTAATGATTTTATAGCAAATCCATATTGATTACCAATAACCAATGGTAAACAAAAATATGCATGTTTAATAAACCAATCACGTTTAAATTTACCTTTTAATGATTCTATTAATAACTCATTAGATTTAGTAAAAGTATCATTTTCAGGTATAGTTACTAATTTATTATTGGGAACTACTATCATAACCATTCATATTATATTGTTTATTAAATGTCCAAAACGATGTTAGTGTATATCTAATTCCATTTGTAATGGGCTTTACTCCATGTAAAAATTCCATTGTACCTGGAAAAAATACCAAAGTATTAGGTTTTGGTTTTATTTCAATATTTTGATTTGGAAAATATATCTCACCACCTTCATAATCATCATTTAAATATAAAACGCATCCAAAATCTCTCCAATGGTATGGATGTTGTTTATTATCGGGTAATTCACCATCAGCATGTGAGTGTTGATAATCACCAGTTTCCCATTTAACAATTCCCAAATAATCAGGGTATATATCAGAAGTTAATTGAAATTCTTTTTTTATTTTAAGTTCTACACTTTTTAAATAATTAAAATTTTCAATTGAATTCTGATATATAACTCTTCCTGACCATATATTATTTGTATTACGATTTCCCCAATTGTTTATTTGTTTTGAAAAATTTAAATATTTTTCAAATTCATTAATTGGCAAATAATTTTCCGTTATAGATACAAATGTATTCATTATTATATTATATATTTTTAAGTTATTCTATTGGCCCTCCCGTATATCCACAATCTACGGAGTTGTACTCAATATAATCAAAAGATCCACAATATCCATCTGCATACGTTGTATATTTATCATACCCTGAACAATATGATGATATAAATGTACCATACGGATCACATGCCGGCGGTGGTGGTGGAAATGGAGGTGGCGGAGGAGGTGGCGGCGGAGGAGGTGGTGGGGGTGTATATCCACAATACGCTGAGTTATATTCTATATCTACCCAAACCAATCCACCAAACCCATCGTAATATCTTTGTTGCTTAGTATATCCAATACATTGATATTCTGCGGGTGAAACCGGTCCATATGATGG